TAAAAGAGAATAACATAACTCAGATTGTGCATCTTGGTGATGTGGTTGATAGACGCAAATTTATCAACTATGTCATTTTGAATTCATGGCGCAAACGATTCTTTGATGTGCTTGAAAAAGAAAACATCAAGATGGATGTTATCGTTGGTAACCATGATGTGACATACAAGAACACAAACGAAATTAATGCCATGCATGAATTGTTTGATAGGTATGATAACATCAATGTGTTTATTGATCCTGTTGAAAGAACCTATGATGGTCTTCCAATCACATTAATGCCATGGATCAACTCATCCAACTACGAAAATTCACTTCAGTTTTTGCAAGACACCAAGTCGGAAATTGTGTTCGGGCACTTTGAAATTTCTGGCTTTGAGATGGATAGAGGTAATGTTTGTCATGCTGGACTAGATAAGAAAATCTTTGATAGATTTGATATGGTTCTATCTGGACACTTTCACCACAAGTCTTCAGATGGTACAATTCACTATCTTGGTAATCAATATGAAATTACCTGGACTGACTTCAATGATCCAAGAGGCTTTCATGTCTTTGATACCGAGACAAGAGACTTGACATTCATTTCAAATCCATGTAGAATGTTCTACAAGATTAACTATGATGATGAATCACAATCGTTTGAGTATTGGAAAGCATATGACTTCTCGGTACACAAAGACACTTATGTCAAAGTGGTTGTGGTAAACAAAACAAATGCTTATCTTTTTGATTATGTGCTTGAGCAATTGAACAAAGCTGGTGTAGCCGATGTTGCTGTGGTAGAAGATTTTTCTGATACTACAATAGATGATGATCAGGAATTAATTGACCAAGCGGAAGATACCATGACTATTCTTTCCAAGTATATTGATGGGTTGACACTTGATGTGGATTCTGATAAACTAAAGAATCTAATGCGTGAGTTATATGTTGAATCTTTGAATGTTGAAGTGACTGAATGATTTTTTTCAAATCAATAAAATTTAAGAACTTTCTTTCTACTGGTAATTACTTCACAGAAATTAATCTGTGCAATAGTACAAACACACTGGTAGTTGGAACAAACGGTGCGGGCAAGTCCACCTTGCTTGATGCGCTGTGCTTTGTGTTGTTTGGAAAACCATTTCGTTCTATCAATAAACCACAATTGGTAAACTCAATCAATCAAAAAGATTGTGTCGTTGAGTGTGAGTTTGATATTGGAAACAAGAAATTCAAAATCATTCGTGGTATCAAACCAAACATCTTTGAGATTTATGTTGATGGCGAAATGTTGAATCAAGATGCGGCTGTAAAAGACTATCAAGAACATCTAGAGAAATTCATTCTCAAATTAAACTACAAGTCTTTCACACAGATTGTCATTCTCGGTTCAGCTTCTTTTGTGCCATTCATGCAACTCTCTGCGGCTGACAGGAGAGCAATCATTGAAGATTTGTTGGACATTCAAATCTTTTCCACAATGAATGGTCTGCTAAGAGATAAACATTCAATCAACAAAGAAAGCATTCAGTCTAACAAACACGAATTAGATTTGTGTTCCAATCAACACAAATTGGTAGAAGAACACACAGAAAAAATTAAGAAGAATACCGATGAATTGATTGTGAGCAAAGAATTGGAAGTAGCCAATGTTTGGCTTGAGATTGATTTGGTACAAACAGAAATCAATTCCATGAACACAGCTATTTCTGCCCTGCAAAAAGAAATAGAAGACAAGTCTATTGTAAACGATAAATTGAAAAAGCTAAATCAATTTGAAACACAGATTGAAACCAACTTGTCAAAGTATCGTAAAGATGTAAACTTTTTCCTAAATAATGATGATTGCCCAACTTGTCGCCAAAGCATCCAGTTGGAATTTAAAGAAAAACAAATAACAGATTTGAATGATAAAGTTGAGAAGTGTACTCACGGTTTGACAAAACTTGAATCTGACATTCTAGTGCAACAAAATCGGCTAAATGATATTACAAAAATTTCTAATGCTATTCAAGTCAAATGGGTTGCTGTTGCATCCAACAATTCAACCATCATTGAATTGAATAAGTACATAGGAAAATTGCAGAAAGAGATAGGAGTATTGTCATCATCCAAGGAAAACTTGTCCTCGGAGACCAATAAACTTCTCGCATTGCAAATACAATTAGCAGAGTTAGAATCCAAAAAGAAATCGTTAATAGAAGAAAAGACATATCTTGAAGCTGCCTCTCTGTTGTTAAAAGATACTGGAATCAAAACAAAAATCATTAAGCAATATTTGCCTATCATAAACAAGATGGTAAATAAGTATCTAGCATCGCTGGATTTCTTTGTGAATTTTAATCTTGATGAATCGTTCAAAGAAACAATCAAGTCACGCCATCGTGATGAATTCAGCTATGCATCTTTTAGTGAGGGTGAGAAACAGAGAATTGACATGGCACTTATGTTGACATGGAGAGCGGTAGCAAAACTTAAGAATTCTACGAATACCAATTTGTTGATTCTAGATGAAGTGTTTGATAGTAGCCTAGATAATAATGGAACTGAGTACTTGATGACAATTCTACAGATGCTTGAAGATGTAAATCTGTTTGTGATATCACACAAGGGTGACATACTGCAAGATAAGTTCCGAAACTTAATTCGGTTTGAGAAGGTAAATAATTTTTCAAGGATAGTAAAATGAATGATGATGATATTTTAGTTATTAATACGGAGTCTAAATCTCCAACCAAAGTTTTGGAAGAAAAGATTCTTCCGTTGTCTATTTTAACGGAAGGTCATCCGTTACTAAGAACACCAGTTGAAGACTTTGATATGTCTCAAATTATGCAACCAGAGATTCAAAAATTTATCAAACAATTGAAGTTGACAATGCATACCTATAATGGTGTTGGATTGTCAGCTAATCAATGTGGATTTAAATTTAGAATGTTTGTGATTGGTACAGACCAATTTCAAATGGTTTGCGTCAATCCAAAAATCATTGATGTTGATGGTGATCCAAAACTAATGCGTGAAGGTTGCTTGTCGTATCCAGCATTGTTTGTTGGCGTACCTAGATATGAAGGTGTTCTTGTAAATTACTATGATGAATATTCACAACCAAAAGAGTTGTGGTTGCGTGGTATAACAGCACAATGCTTTCAGCATGAACTAGAACATCTTGACGGTAAAGTATTCCTTGAGAAAGTTAAGCCTCTTGCTATGCAGATGGCAAGAAAACGTCAAACAAAATTAATTAAGAAAATTGTAAGGCATTCAAAATGAGCGATATAAAAGTTGATGAAACTACCGAGTATGAAAGTTGTCTTGATTTTGAGAGTGATGATATCAACGATGTTTCCAAATTCATGGATGGTGAACAAACGCAAGAAGAAAAACTTCCTGTAGTTGAAGTTGATGATTCATTGCTTACCAGAGACCAATTCTTTAAGAAGTATTGGAAAGGTATGCCAACTTTTGACCAGAATGATAATCCTCCATGGAAACAACTGTATGTAAACTTCCGAAATGAAGAAGATTATAATGCGTTTGCTAAGTTGATTGACCAAGGATTAACTGATAAGAGCAAAAGTATTTGGTATCCAAAACTTGACATTGAAGAAAATTCCTTGAATCGTTGGATTGTAGAATGATTAACCCTAAGTATCCAGTTTATATTATATCTAAAGGTCGGCATGAATCTATGTTGACTTCTCGGTCACTCGCTCGTATGAAAGTTCCTCATTACATTGCGATTGAGCCACAAGACTTGGAGAATTATGAAAAAGCATTGGACGACTTTAAGATTCGCCCATATGTTACATTGCTAGTTGCACCATTCAGTAATCATGGTGATGGACCAGGTCGTGCTAGAAATTGGTGTTGGGATCATGCGATTGAAATTGGTGCAGAAAAGCATTGGGTACTAGATGATAACATTTCTGATTTCTACCGATTGAACCAGAACAAACGTTATCGTGTTGAATCTGGCGCTATCTTCCGAGCCGCAGAAGATTTTGTTGACCGCTTTGAGAATGTGCCAATCTCTGGCTTTCAGTATCGGTTCTTCATTGCACCAAATTCAAAGTATCCACCATTCGTAACTAACACACGAATCTATTCCTGTTTGCTAATCTCCAATGATTGTAAACATCGTTGGCGTGGTCGGTACAATGAAGATACTGATATCTGTCTCCGCGTGTTGAAAGATGGTGATTGTACCATTCAGTTCAATGCATTCTTGCAAGGTAAGGCGGCTACACAGACAGTTAAGGGTGGTAACACCGAAGAATTCTATCATAAAGAATTTGCAGATGCTGATGAGAACTTTAAAAAGACTGGTTACAATAGTAGCGGTACAATTAACAAATCACAGATGCTTGCAGATATGCATCCAGATGTTGCAAGAGTTGTTTGGCGTTATGGTCGTTGGCATCATTATGTTGACTACAATCCATTCAAAGTAAACAAGTTGCGAATGAAATCTGATGCAATAGTTCCAGAAGGCAACAACGAATATGGAATGAAGTTGATTCGTAATTGGAAACCAGATTGATGAGTATTGTTGATGAAATAGGCAAAGAGAGTCTAAAGCGGTATCTTGAAAACTGCGCTAAGGTTGCAGACATAGATATTGAGGCGGCATTGAAAGTCACATTGAATTGTATGAAAGCGCATGATGGCGCAATCATACCCGATGATGATATGCGTCAAATGAAAGACCTTGAGAATAGATGGTATGCATCATTGGAAACAGGAACGCCAGACTATTCTGTTTACTCTGATGCTTATTATTTCTGCGAAGTATGGATGTGTTGGTCAAAATACTCTAGAAGGTATCTCAAAGAAATCAATGCACCAAAGTCTATGTTTGGTAAAAGTATAGTTGAATACATTGGTAATGTTGACAATGTGGTTGACTTGGGATGCGGTTTCGGTTATACTACAGTTGGTATGAAAGAATTGTTTCCGAACTCAAATGTCTATGGTACAAATCTAAAAGATAGTTACCAGTATAAGATGGCAACAGAGTTGGGCGACAAATACAATTTCAAAATCATTGAAAATCTTACACAAGTTGAAAAGCCAGGAACAAGTTTGTTTTTTGCTTCCGAATACTTTGAACACTTTGACAGACCGATTGAGCATTTGATTGATGTGATTGAACAAGGGTCACCAACATATATGTTGATTGCTAACACATTCAACGGAAGAGCCATTGGTCACTTCAATCAATACAAAGATGGTACCGAAGTCTATGATGGAAAACAAATGGGAAGATTGTTCGGAAAGACACTCAGAAAATATGGATACGAAAGTGTTACCACAGATTGTTGGAATAATAGACCCGCATTTTGGCAGAAGAAAGATAGTTGTTTTTTGACAACATAATACTTTAGTAGTACTTGACATTCGTTCTGGTCCTGATATACTTGTATCTGTAGTTAGAAGGAACACCATGCAGTTTACCCAAGAATCCAAATCCCAATTAGCCAAGTTGATGGCTACCGAAAACCTCACCGTTGAGCACCGCAAAGTATCCACGGCTTCTTTTAATCTTAAAGACCGTGTTCTTACCCTTCCAGTCTGGAAAGATATGTCTGGCGAAATGTATGATTTGCTGACCGGGCATGAAGTTGGTCACGCATTGGAAACGC